AGCAGAAAAGCCTGCTATCTCCGGGATGTTTATCGCCTCGCTTCGGGATCTGACCCTTGAACTCCTGCCCGATCCTGAACTTGATCGTGGACTCCAAGAGTCCGAACCCATCGTTCTTGATAGTCCATCCGGGTTGCTGGGTAAGAGAGTTCGCTCCCTTGCCTTTCTTCTTCCCCTCAAACTTGAGAAGAGTTCCGGGGGTGCTATCGCCTTGTACTTTGTTATCAGCCATAAGTTAGTAGCCCATCGGGACGATCGTAGGAACCGAAGGCGGGGTTCCGGAAGCACTGCCTCCGGAGGTGACAGCGGGAGATGATCCGCCAGCCGATTGCTTCAAGAGTTCGTTGGTAGTCTTTTGCTCTTCAAGTTGCTTCTGAGCGAGTTCGACCTGACGTAGAACAAGGTTGCTCGCTCCTGCGGCAAGACCACCACCGCCGACCACTTGGATCGCCTGAACTGAAAGGGTCTTTTCTTTGCCTCCCTTGACTTCATCTTCCAAGCCGGGGATGTTTCTTCCCTTCTTCTTTTCCTTCTTCTCTCGCTCGACTCCGAACATAGCACCGAGGGTTCGACCAGCCATCTCCCCGGAAGCAACGGCGAAGCCGGAGGTCTTTTCAATACCCCGGGTGACGCTGTCCATGTGGCGATCAACTGCCTTGCTACCTTCATCGAGTGACTTTGCTAGTCCTGACATACCGAGTGCCTTGGCGGTAGCGGCAAGAAGTTCCATCAAGTTCTTGATAACCCAAAGCAAACCTTGATACACGCCGACAAAGATAGTGGCAACTGATCCAAGGATCACGCCGATCGCTCCGATCAACGCACCGATCAACCCGGCGATCCATAGTCCGATGATCTTGATCACCTTCCATACATCGGTGAGACTATCGCCCAGATCATCTGCCATCTGAGTCATGGCATCGGACATGACCGGGGCATCTTTTGAGATCTTCAAGATCTCTGCATGAGACATCTCCAACATGGCGGCTACTGCTTGCCCGGACTTACCGAGGTTATCCATGAGTGCTTTGAGAAGTGCCGACTTATTGCCAGCACCATCCATCGCCGCAGAGATCATGTAGAAGGCATCGGTAGCGGAGAGGTTCCCGGATGCAAGTGCCTCTGCGGAGATCCCGATCTTTTCAAGTTGCTTCGCCTTCTTAGGATCAGTCGCTCCCTCAGCAATCGCCTTGTTAAGATCTTTCATGAGGCGAGCGACATCTTCCATCTCCAAGCCGACTCGCTTACCGACCAAGGCGATGCGTTGGAGTTCCTCTCCGTTCACACGATACTTATCGGAAAGGTCAGCGATCTGACTAGCATCTTGAAAAGACTCCTTAACGATGTTGATCGCTTCCATGGCGATAGCGATCGGACCAAGTGCGGCGAGCAGAGAACCCCGGAGGGACGTGCCGAACCGATTGGCATACGAAGCGGCTGATGCACATCCGCTTTGGAACTGCTTGGCATCGAGACCAAGGACTACTCGTAGGACGCTCATGTTTATTGATCGAGGATCTTTTCCAGATCCGTTGAAAGGATGTCGAGGTCAGCACCTTCGGTGATACCGATGGCGGTGTAAATCCAAACTGCTTGGGCTTCCGGCATGGTCATCGCTTCCTCGATCTGGACACCATGTTTGATCAGGGTTCCGATCAGTAGTCCCTGCCAATCAAGTCCCCGGGGCGATCCTCCGTTCTTAGTTTCCTGCTTCTCGAAAAACTTAGGGTAAGAGGTTCCCTCTTCCAAGTGAACCCTGAGTCCGGTCACGATGTATTCAAAGTACTCGGTCGAGTTATGGAGCAACCACGATCTGAGGATGTCCATCCGGGTCGGCTTTTGAAGGCACTCTTCAAGAGTCCTCCCGCTGAGGACGATACAAGCGACCACCAGATCAGCCGGATACATCCGTACTTCTTTATCTTCCGAGATGATCGGATGACCCATCGCTTCAAGGATCATCCGATGCCGGATGCAGAAAGGGCGAAGCGTTCTACCCAAGACCTTGCGATCATGGGTAGGCAGAAAGGCGGTGGTAAAGCGAGTGTCCACCGATGATAGTTAAGACTTACGCGAGCGAGATACCTTCAAAGTTGGACGCTTTGATAGAGATCTTGGTGTGACCCTTGGCTTCACCCCGGTTCTCGATCTCACGGATGATGAAGGTCGTACTCTTGTAAGTGATGTTCGTGCCGATCTCCGGGAGAGCACCAACGCTGATCTTCAAGGTGCCTTCAAGGGTAAGTTCAGTCTCGATGTCATCATACCGCAGAGCCACCCGGCGTCCGTTCTCATCTTCGACATAAGCCTCGACCCCGAACTTCTTGGCGATCGAGTATGAGACCACAGTGATCGGCACCGTGGCGATCGGATCAACACCCCAAGCATAAGCAGTTCCCTTAGTGACAGCAGCCATAGTAGTTAGTTAAGTGAGGCGAGCCGTCCCTTAGACATCGACCGGACCAACCATAGCAACGGAGTAAAGGATCGAGTTGCCGTAGTCGTTATCATCTTTGCCCTCTTGATCATCGATCTGCCAAAGATCGTAAAGGATCCCTTCCGTCCCGGGATCAAAGGTTTCTTTCAAAGCCGGGACATCTCGGAGCAAGTTCTTTACTTCGGCAACCTCCGCTTGGTGAGCATCTTCATCGAGATCCTGAGCCGAACTGATCACCGTGACCTTGAGTTCGATCAAGTAGTTCTCATCGCAGTCAGGGATCTCCGGAGCCGCCTTAGCGGAAACGGCGTACACGATGATCACCGGACAGACCTTGCCATCCGAGGTCTGCCCTCGTTGAACCGGGAAGTTCAAAGATGATTGACTGCCAAGGTATGAGGCAATCTTGCTTTCGATTAGTGCTTTTGGGTTCATCTTGGGGGAAGTCCTTTCTTACAAAGTGATCGGAGATAACTTTCAACCTTAGCGTCCAACGCTTTGGTTCTCATGTCAAATGCTCGCTGAACAGTTCCGTAGCGATCAGCCATGCCCCAGACATTACCGACTGCGTTCCGGAGTTCAGCCGATGGATTGTAAAGGTTCCGGAGATCATTACGTCCGGTTCCAAGCCCGGAGTGCTTGGTGATCCAGACCGGGACATCGCTGATCGCTTTCCCGGTGATGGCAAAGGAAGCAGAGTTCCAACCGGACTTCAATCGCCCGATCCGTTCAAAGGCGGGAGCAAGCGATGCTTTGATCGAGGACTCCTGCTCAACGAAGTAAACCTTCCGCTTATCCCCGGTGATCCTACCCCGGGTTCTCATTCCTTGGAGCATCTGGTAGGACGCTGACTGTACCGGGAACCTTTCAATCTTCCCGGTCGGGGGTTTATTCTTCAATAGTCTTTGCATCCGGAGGAAGCCGTTAAGCGGATCCTTGTCTTTGTAGAACGATTGCATGACTGCTCCCCTCGCCCCGCCAACCTTATCGGCGTTCCGGACTTTATCTTTCCGGACTTTCATGAAGGTCTGGAAGTCATCTTTGTCAGCGATCTCAGTCGAGGGCATCATCCACAAAGGCTTCAAGACGATCTTGGCTTGCTTGGTGATCTTATTCTTTGAGTTAACGAAAGCCGATCGGCTAAGACCTCGACCACCTCCGGGAGCGAACGGAGGGCTTTGACTCATGAGTGCTTTGGCGAGTAGCCCGGTTTCCTCTTTGAGCAGGACTTCAAGGGAAGTATGACCCTGCGACCACCAGCGTCTGAGGGCGGCTCCGAAGTTAGCAGTATCAACTGAACCCGAGATCCCGGATGCTCCGGCTTGGTTCCCGGTCAATCGACTGAGCATGCTCATACGATTAGCCGTTAGGGTCGATCGCTTCGATACGCATCGAGATCCAAGCCGAACCTTCCCGGACTGAGATCGCCATCACCCTGAACTCTTGGGAGTGAGTGCTGATCGATACATGCCGACCAACCTTCGCCCAATCTTTCGGCTCTACCCATCCAGCCGGGATCGTCTCGGTTGCTTTGATCCGGATCTCAAAAGCGGCTCGCTGTTCAAAGCCACCAACCTCCAACTCGGTAGCGATCATCGGATCGGAGATCATACCTTGAACGATCAAGGTAGCCGGAGTAGTTTCGCTCCGGACTTTCTTGAAAGTGATCACCCTGCCGAAGTCGGAGATGATCTCCAAAGCATCGGCTTGCATCTCGCTAATGATACTTGCTCTAACCATAGGGGAGGCAAGGAGTCCCGCCCCCCGGATCCGGGATCTGCCCCCAGATCCCCCCGGCGATTTGCTACCGCTGGGGTCGTTTCTGGGACGCTTTGAGGTATCCCCCTATGTCCTGACATCCCCCCGGAGGGGATCCCCCCTCAGATCGAACCCCGGACATAAAG